GTTAATTTAAAAACCAAAACTCCTTCGGCTGTAACAACTAGTGAATTCACTAAATTTCTATAATAAGTCTTTAGACGTCTTAGATTTTCTTGAGTTTGGTCTTCTGGGCGGAGCATTTTCCAACGCAACATCGCACAACCCCACATCATGTAAGCTCTAAGTGATGAGTCATATTCCGACTCGTCTAAAGCATAACCTTTCTTAAAAATATTCAACTTTCTATAAAGTCGATCCCAATTACCTCCGTAAGGGGACATTCCAACTCCGGAAGAACTTTTAAGATGAGAGGCATTCATTTTCTCATTCATATCTGCAAACAATCGATTTCCATTTACTGTACCATCAACTGCGCCTGCAAGGAAAGTTCTGATCTTATTATCATCAATTTTCTCTTGTGGTCTTACTTCCTCTTTTAAAGAACTAGTAAACAAGAATGTATAAGCTGGATCATTTGCCAACCTATCCCAATCTTCTTGCAACCAATCACAAAAATCAGGTACTCCTTCGAATAATTCCTTTTTAGTTGGAAATTCGATATTAAAGGGTGCTCCTGAAGATGTGTTCATGTCTAGTTCCGAAACAACTTCAGCTACTGAACGAACAGATGAGTTACTCATATAAACTCCAAAATGTCTTTCGGTCCAGCGCCAGGCTTCATTCATATCTTTCACTTGCTCTTCTGACATTGGTTTTATGTCCTTAGCATATTTACTTAATGATTTATAAGCAGCTTCTTCATTTGGGACTGGTAAGCCCCAAGCTGGTGATTCTTCAATATGATTTTCGTCAAGATATAACTTAACATGAGGATCTACAGATCTCTTATTTTTATACCGCGGGAAACGCGGAATTTGCATTACTAAAGGAAAATAATTTTCATCTAAATATTCTTCATGCAAATCTGACAGATAAATAGCTTCTGAAAACACTGCGGCCCCATCCTTCTCTTTAAAACGAGAAGGATACCTTTCATAGAAAGGCCTCTCGATTAAATCGATTGGTTGAGGGGGCGGAACCGAAAATCCAGTCCCGAGTGTGAAGTATATTGAACCTTTGCGAGTTCAATAAATTCTGCAGTAATTGGCTCAAATCTTCCGAATGTTTTTCCATTCCCA